CAGCACGACCACGCATAGCACACATCAACACATTCTCATACTCAAGGTCAAAGAAGAGAATGGATGCTACCTGATCACCGATGTCGTTGACTTCAATCAATGTGTAGGCATAGTTGTATGCCTTGGCAATATCATGAATGATGCTTGGAAAAAGCATCGGTTTGATTTCATTGTTCTTATATTTTGCTACTACTCTATATGGGAAGTTGGTTATGTCAAATACAATAAAAGCAGAATAATCACCATCAATTCCACGAGCTGTATCGACCGTAATGATGTAGTTGTGGTCTTCCTTCGGGTTCTCATAAATGTCTAGACCAGCATTTCTCTTGATTGGATCATTGTAAACTAGTGTCTTCAACTTTGATACACTGATCAACGTATCAACAGATCCAAGGAACTCACACTCAAACTCAACACGGAACTGTTCTTCTGACGTGTTGGCAATGGTCTGTTTCTTCCACTTCGCATTCCTTCCAGGAACTTCAGACCAGTGAACCTCTGTTGCGACATATTCATTTCTACTCCGTTCGGCATCATGCCACATACGGTAGAAATGATTCATGCCATGCGGCGTTGAGACGATGATGACTTTTGTGCTTTTACCAGAAGTAATAGTAGGATAAACAGATGCAAAGAAGGAGTCAGCGATGTGATTAGGGACGAATGCGAACTCATCGAGGAAGATGATATTGAACGACATGCCTCGGACAGCACTCGCAGATGTAGAAGCTGCCAGTATCTTACTGCCATTCTCTAACTCCATCGAACCTTTGTTCCATGATAGTATACCCTGCTGCATCCATTTAGGCAAGTTCTCATAAGCAGTTTGTAATCTACCGAGAAGTTCTCTAGCAGTTGCAGCTTTGTTTGCCAGAATACCAATGTTTACATTGTCATTGAAGACGGCATAGTGTAAAAGGAAAGACACACACGTCGTAGATTTACCAGTCTGACGTGGCATCTTACAGATATTAAATCTGTGGTTATGGAAGTTCCTGATTAGTTTCTTCTGGAACTTGTACATATCAAATGGTACAAGACCTTCGTCCAGAGAAACAATCTTTACATAGTTCTGAGCAAAGTAAACAGGATCTTGCTTACACTTAATAAACTCCTTGATTTGTTCTTTCGTGAACTCAACGGGAGTATTTGCTTTTTTTAGATTAGGATTACCAAGATAAATGTTGTCACTCATAATAAATTACCTTTGTTCAATCCAGTTAAGTACCGCAAGTGCTGCTTTGTTGACATTAGGAGCTGCACAAGCAAGAGTGTAAGTATCGCTGATTGTACCAATACCAGATCTTCCAATCTGCAGTGCTGCTTTATCATCAACATCAACCAAAGAAGCACCACCAGCAATCGTAAATCCTGAGAGGAGTGTTGTTCCTCCAGTGAGTGCAGTTGCTGTAGTATCATATTGCATAAAGGAGTTTGGATCTGGATGATCTGCCCAACTCGCACCAGTCAAAGTTGAGTTCTGGTAAAGTCTCCAATAGACATTCGTGTTATCGTTCGTTACTGCCTGCAGAGATCTCAGTAACATAACTGCCTGAAGTGCAGATGTCTTAAGACGCAAACTGATTACTGGATAGAAGGTGTTTGCGTTAGTCAAAGTTGTCCCTGTAATGGGATTTGAGATACTCAACAAAGTACCAAGTTTTTCTGGTTCACCTTCTTGGATCAGAGAGTTAGAGCCCTGATAAAGATAATGAGTTCCAGCAACACCAGTCACATTCTCAATCTCACAACGAATTGGAAGGAATGGACTTCTACACCAAACTAAATCATTGACATTTGAGTTCTCAAATTCATGGCTAACAATAGTCTCATTTTTCATTAACCAATTAAATGTTACACCACCTGCACCATACCATTCATAGTTAATGGAAATCATCTGCTGTTTTGTAGCATCAGCAGTTACACCAGTGTATCCATTACCATCAAACTTTTCACCATTCCAGTTTTCTCTGGTTATTCTTGTTTCTGTAGTGATACCAGTTGCACTGCTGCGAATTACATAAGAATATGTGCCTCCATCATCCTCAAAGTAAGCACCATCGGTCTCATTAAACAATCCGAATCTTCTACGAATACCGACTTGTGGTGTCTCTAGACGAATTGCAAATGCGAGAGTTGCTGGTCTACCAGGAATATATCTCATTACCTGTTTAGTCTGCCTGACAACCTTACTACCAGCAGTAGAACCAACTTCCATAACCACATTACTGGAATTGGGATTATGAGTAGCAGTTCCAACACCAACTACACTCTCATCCCAAACATCAGTCTCCTTACCATACTGGAAAGTATTGAAGAAAACTGTTTGGAAGGGAGCAACCTTTAGTCTGTTATTGTCAGAAAACTGAGGTCTCCAGTCTGTCTGGTTTCCCCAGTGATCAGCAATATTATAAACCTCAAAGAGACTTCTCTCTTGGTTTAGAAAGTCTTGTGTATTCTTATTCCACTGTGCCATGAATCAATCAATCCATTCTAGTTTTGAGGGATGATACCTCTGTGCATTTTTAATATTAAAATTCTTTTCTTCTACTGGATAAATGTTATGTACAATAGCTCCTGGATATTCTTGCTGGAGTTGTTCACCTAATTCTCTTTTTGATGGTAGACCAGTTTTAGTAACCATCTCAAGTCTATATAGACTTCCTTTCCACATTACATCTGCAACATAACTCTCACCAACTTCTTGGGGTTGTTCTTGTTGGGAGTTGATATAAAGGTTGCCATTAAAGTCACCAGAAATATTTACTGACTCTGACATAAACTGTTTAAAGTTTTTCATTTTTTCTTCCTCTTCTTTTTAACTTCAGTAGCAACGTTAATTGGTTTACCTTTACGATTTGGATTCTTGTCTTTTTTGTTCTTCCTTCTAAATGCACTCTCCTCTTCTTTTTTAGAGAGGTTGCGCTTCATTTTTGAAGAACCACACTTTGGTTTGGTTTTTTGTCCTGGTTGTTTTGCACAGGGTTTTCCTGCGTATTTACCACCCAGTTGAACCCAACCAGGGGTGCCATCAGAAGAGCGACTCTTAGCAAACCAGTCACGCAAAGAATAATCACCACTTTTGCGCCCCTCTTCGATTTTTTCATCATTTTTATTCTTCAAGTATTTTTTCTTAAAAGCATCAAATCCTTCTGGAGGTTGAGAAGGTTTTGGTTGTGGTTTGGGTTTATATTCTCTATATGGAGAACCACCCTCACTTGCTTCTGAGATAAACTGGTTAAATGTTTTCATCAGTTGCAATTCCAACGACGAAGTGCTTTATTGATTCTGGAGTCTGGATCTCTTGCAGTTTTTGCAGAGGTCAGTCTCTTCTTCATACCCTTCATCCTGGAGCAGAATGAAGATCTACGCTTAGCGTCTTTGGACCCCTTCTTAAGTTTAGAAGGTTTAGTTGTGACAGCAGTCTTCAATTTAGAACCTGGGTTCTCTTTACGATAAGCATTGACCGCCTTTTGACTTAATCCATCTGTTTTATCTTTACGATTGACCTTTTGCCAATCTTCTTTTTGGTCACCTCTTTCTGCTTCCAATTTAGCGGCGATTGCCATTTGGCGGATTTTTTTGTCTGACTTACCTTTAAATTGAGGAGCATCAGACGTTCTGAAGTCTTTGATAACATCACCCATATCTGCTTTAGCGAGATTCATCTTCTCACCAAGTCCATGCCTTTCTGCCGCTGCTGCCATGCGGTCACGAGTTGCTTTTTGTCTTAATTTCTTTTGGTTTGCTGCTTGATTTTGCCTTGCTTGCTTTGCAGCAGCACGCTCATCATCTGAACCAATTAATGCATCAATACCTGCCCTTGCTCTGTCATCGGCACGGTCTCTTGCTGCTTGTCTTCTATCATCTCGTGCTTGACGTTGTTGCCTAGCACGGGCAGACATATCAGGAGCTCTTTGAACAGACGGTTTTCTAGATGTTGCTTCTGTAATAAATTGGGAGAATGTCTTCATTTACTTGTCTCCTTTTTTATTTTTTAAAGACTCAATATCTTTCTTAGCTTTTGCAACACCTGCTTTAATTGCAGCACCACCCACCTTCTTAACTGCTTGTCCAACTTTAGATTCGCCAGCACGACGACCTGCCTCATGAGTTACTGCTGCTGCTTTCGCAATAGTTTTACCAGTTTCTCCAGCAAGTTTTTTAGTAGTCTTAATATCACTCTTTGCTTTCGCCACTGCAGCATTATGGCGATCAATACCCTTTAGAACTTGCTTAGCAACCTTATCAAGAATGCCTCTCTTCTTAGGTTGTTGACTCTTGGCACTTCTAACTGCTTGATCTCTCTTTTTAGCAGTCTTAGACTGACTTTGAAGTGCTGCCTTCATTCCTGAAGGTTTTGCTGCAGATGCGTCTGCTTCTTTTTGTCTTCTCTCTGCTTTTAGTTTGCGGAGTCTCTCTAAAGACTTACCTGTTGGTTTGCCCTTAGCAAAAGGTTTTCCCTTTGCGGTAACTGGTTCAACCCTAACACCACCTGCTCTTGCTTCTGTGAGCATGGTCTCTTCACCAAGATCAAATACAAACTCCACAAAATCATCAAGACCCATCTCTTCGGTGAGGATTGCTACACCTTCTTCGTTAAGACCTTGCTCAATAAAATACTGAGCAGCAGTATTTGCCACCCATCCTTCATTCAATTCATACTCAAATTCTTCTTTGGTAGAGTTGCCCCAATTATCAGCACCGACTTTGCGACACTTAGATAATGCTCCTGATGCATATGCACTTGGCCATACACTATAACGAGATTTTACCCTTTTGTAGCAAGCATCTTTTTCACCTGCTGCTTCATCAACTTCTTTCTCTTCACCATGGCACTCACATTCACATCCTTTACCACACTTACCAGCACATTTGGGACAACCCATTTCTTTCTCTTCCTTAGTCACCTTAAACAAAGGTGAGTTGATTGGAGCAGATTGACTTGGGAGTTCGCTTCTTACTACACTAATAACTTTTCCACCAGGATATACCTTTTCAATTTCTAGTTGTGCTTCCTTTTTAGTTGGCATCTTTGCCTGGGGGAAGAACATTCTGATATGGTAAGACCTACCTCTCCACATCACAACAACTGCCATAATATGACCAAATTCTGATGGAAGTCTTACTGCCTCACCAAGTTCCGATTTCACCTTAGCGAGACGCTCTGCTCCAGTTTTTCCCTGGAACTGAGGTCCACTAGTCTTACCTCTACGGACATCTTTCTTGTCCTTATTCATATCATCTGTTTTTCTATGTGCTGCTCTTCTTGCAACATTTCCAGTATGAGAACTTACATTCCCACCAACACGAAGTTCTGCACCTGCATAACCCTGTCTTGCAGTTCTAACTTTTGCTTTTTCTTTGTCAGTTAATCCAGCATCTACTTTTGCTTCTTGCATTTCGGTCTCCTCTTTGTTAGTGTAACCTGCTGCAGCGTTCATGTTGTGCTCAGTATCAGTAATCTTTGCTTGCATCCATGCAGGGAGATTTTTTTCTTTTTTACCAAGACTCTTTTTGAGTGACTTAATATCCTTAGCAGCACTTGCTAATTGTGATTGTGCCATGGATACTTCATGATCTTTTTCTTCACCAACTGGAACACAGTTAGGGACCATCTTTTTACCTTTTTTCTTAAGACCCTTTTGGGTATAACCCGCCCAACACTTCTCAACAACATCTTCTGGTTTGATCAGATCAATTACTTCCATGAACTTATTACCAAAAGCATCTTCAATAGAAAGTCCTTCACCAAAATCACCACCTTTACCATTAGTGTCTCCACCATTTTGAGTTGGAGTATCAATTCCAACTTCCTCTGGTTCTTTATCTCCACCACTAAATCTGGCGGTCATTTTTAAACCTTCAGGTATCTTTTTGCACTTCTTATCTGTGTAGCAGTAGTACATACCTTTGCCACACTTTTGCTCACCAAGAATGATGTCAACTATTTTAAGACCAGGGACAACTTCTTCATTGGGATTCATTCCCTTTTTAATTGATCCTTTTGGCAAAGCAGGTCCAGTTGTTTTTCTCTGTGCTGCCATCCTTTCTCCTTCAGTGGCACCACCCTTCACAAGGTTTCTCACCTTTGCGGCACGAGCGTCTCTTCTGAATTTTTGGGGGTCTATCTCAAAACTACGGGACATCTCTATAAAACACTTTTTTTCTATTTATCTTCCTTTAGGTTTTTAGTTTGTGCCTTAATCATTTTAGACAACTCAGCAGTAGATCCAAAGAACATTGCATTATTAGTCACATTTGTAGGACCTTTTTGCTCTGCATCTAAATCTTTTAATTTTTTTTGCAAATCAATTAACTTGTCTGTTGCATCTGCAACATTTTTAATTAACTGACCAACAACCTCATATTGTCTTGGTTGACCACCATCTTGAGCAAGTTCCAATGCACAATCTAATGCTTCTTGTCCCTTCTCAATAATTGAATAAAGATTGCCCCTTGTGTACTCATAATCTTTAGTTACATCTTCTTTTTGTGATGGTTTTACTAGTTCTTTCTTTTCAGTTTCTGGTTTCACAATTTCTGCTTCCACTTCAAAAGTATCATTTAACTCGCTAAATTTATCCTTCATAATTATGATCGCCCACTAAAACCAAAATCATCACCAGCTTCAATCAATGCATTATCAGACTCAGTTACAAGAAGAACACCTGCACCACCAACATGTTCGGAAGCACTTGTTCCATACATTCCACGGGTAACAGTCAATTCATTATTGTTCTTGCTCTTAACATATAAAGTTTCATCATCAATAGTAATATAACGTCTTTCTGGTATATTTGTTGAATCGTTTACTTTAATAATAGTTGTGTTATTTGTAACATCCAAATCTAAATTAGTAATTATATTTCCATTATATGCTTTTGTTGCAACTGGAGTTTTATAGATAAGATCTCTCCTTGCATCTATACTTGGATCTCCACCAGCAAGACCAACAGAAACTCTTGTAATAACATCTTTGCTGGATTCTGGAACAGGTCCAAATAGGTATGTTTTTGCTGTAAACTTTAAAGTATATAAAAGTACTCTTCTATTTGTAAAATCACCATCGTAATTATCTTCAAAAGACACGCTCTCTAATGTTATTGGTATGTCTCTTTTCTCACCAATAGATTCTACTAAATCTATTGTCAAATTAAAATTTGGTTGAAAATATGGTAATATCTGCTCTACTATTTGCAATGCATCATCATTAAGAAGTGTCATAATAGACAATTCAAAACTCATATTATATGGAACTGGAAAGTACATTTTTTTAATGTCTTTCCTATTATCTTTAGATGCTACAGCATATGCTTGAGTAGCAGCAAGTTTTCTACTTGTGTCATACTGAACTCCAGTGAATTCAAATGACATTCTTGGTAAACTAATCTGAACTGGTTTGTTCAAATCAGGTTGCTGCTCAAGACGTGCTAAAAACTTTTGAGTTGGACCATATGCCAATGGAACTTTAATAATTTCTCCACCATCTCTTACGATGGTAAGTCCATTGAAAAGAGTACCGAATCCAATTACAGTTCTTCTAAAGATTTGGTGATAAAAATGATCAAACATTGTGTAAACTCCTTATGGGATACCAAATGGATTAGATTCGCTGAAGTCAAGGATTTGATCTGCCTCTAATTCAATAGTATCATTCTGTGCAAACTTGTCTTCTGGGACATTAAATTTATTTATGGCGATTGTTGCATATGATGCTCCACTTGCTTGACCAACAATTGCTTCTCCACCTCGGAATTCTCCAATTATATCTCCCAACTTCAGAACCTGAGTAGTGGCATTCCAATCTTTTACTCTTGCTGTTGCACTACTTGCTGCACCAACAACGTCCTCATTCAGTAAATATGTACCATAACCTACATTTTGTTGTGGACCAGCAATAATGATCTGAGGAACTCCCTCATAATATCCACCAGCATCCTCGATGATAAGTTCTGTGATTGTACCAAATCCAGAAATTCTCGCTGTTACCCTAGCGTCAATTGTTGTGCTTCCAATTCCTGGTTTTACAACAGTTACTGTTGGAATACCAATATATCCACTACCACCACTTGTAATTGTTACAATACCAATTGTTCTATCAGCAATATTTGCTGTAGCATATGCACCACTTCCACCACCACCATGGAAAGTTACCCTAGGTGCAGTTGTGTATCCAAATCCTGGATCAGCAACATCAACACGCTGTACTCTCAGTTTATCTGGACTTGATTCGCAGAGATCTACAATTCCACCAATCATTGATGCAATTCCAACGGCAGTTAATCCACCGCTTGGTGCTGATGTTATTGCAACTCTTGGTACTTCATCATAACCAGATCCTCTTCTAGATACTACAATATTTCTTACTGCACCATCTCTGAGACTTGTAATAGCAGTTGCTGTAGATCCAACACCAACCATATTAAAGGTCTGAATATATCCTTCATCAATTACATTGTCGTCAATTTGATTGATACCAGTATCAATTTCTTCATCATTGTATGCAAAGAGTTCTAATCTCAATTCATAAACATAATTTTTTTGAAGTTGCCAAAATGGTTTTTCATGTTCTACATATTTAATTTCAAATAATCTATCTCCCAATGGGAAGTAAACCAAATCACCTTCTTTTGGTCTATTTGTTAACTTTGTATTGGCAATAGTTGCTATTTGCTGTTGAACTACAGTTTCATATCGTTCTTTTGATATTATGATAGTAAGGTCATCAATTTCTTGAACCCCAAACTTTGATAGCAGAGTACCAGCACCACTAAATCCATCGAATGTTTCTACATATGCCTCTAAAGGAACAGCAGAAGTAAATTCCGATCTGGAAACTTCTTCCATGATCGTTTTTTCATTTACATAGATCCTTGGCATATAATATACTTCTACCCCGAACATTTTTATATGTTCGTTGACCAGATCTTGTACTAGATTCTGTTCTCCAGAAGATCCGTGTAAAAAGAAAGGATTTAGTGCCATATTACTAACCGATCATGTCTAATGGTGGAAGTTCATATGTAGAAGACATCTTATCGATCAAGGCGTTCAATTCATTTACGCCGTCGTCGTAAATTTGTCTGCCATTTAATTCAGTTCCACCAGGAAGTTTTACACCTTGGAATTTGATTAGATTTTGACCCCATTGCTTCTTCAGTGCTGCAGTAACATACTTTTTGAGGAATGAGTCGCTCCAAACTCTTGGTGAATCTGCTGGGTCAATTAATCTGTAACAATCAATAATTAAAAATTGTCCTGGATTCAGAGAAGCCCAGTCCATATCCATGTAAAGTCTATCTTGTCTTTGGTTAAATCTTATCTGCTTCTCTGTGGTAAGTAAGAAATCAATGTCGGATAAGTATCTTTTAACCATAGAATATGTTAAAAGTTCTGTGGATCCCCAGTAATAAACATCATTGAGGAACAATTGGTACTTAATATTGAACATTCCACTCGAAAGACTGTTTGATCCTTCAAATGCAAAGACTTTATTAATACCTAAAATTTGTGGAGGAACTTGAATATAATTGCTAGTCTCAAAAAAATTAAAGGTCTTTTGAGATCCTGCAATATTTGCTGTAGCAGATGTACTTGCTATACCAACGCCACCAGAAGTTGCTCTTGCTCTATCAATATCTTCTTGAGTAACTTCATATTTCAGGAATGTTTGAATGACACCATCAAAATGCCTCTCATAAAAGTATTGTAGAGAGTCGTCTATGATGTCTTCAATTTGTTCATCGGCAACGTTAATCTCCAGAACTGGAGCTCCCAGTTGCCTTTTTGCATAGTCAATTAAATCCTGTCTAGATGCTGGTGTTGCCATTTTACTGATCCTTCTCTATTAGTTGCCTCAAGAGATCTTTAATTTCACTTACATCATTTTCTAATTTTTCAAGTCGTTCTTTTTCTCTACTTTTTGCTCGTCTCAGGTTTTTGTATGTGTCATAACCAGATGTGTCGAGATTCACAATAGCATTGCTACGTGAATCTCTGACCAAATAACTGTGACCTTCTACCTTTAGGTATCTGTTGTCCATGTTATGCAAGTGCAATTACTCTGAGATCTTTAAATCTTGGTGGATATGCCTGATTTGTAGACGTTCCAACAAGTTTAATAGAGAAGTATCTAAATTCTGGAAGATCATCAATACTAAATTCATAATCTCTATATGGAAGATTCGCACTATCGGATGCTAAAATGTCCGATTTTGGAACTCTCTTATTTGGTAATCCGTTAGAAGCGGCAAAATCAATAATTCTTCCATTTGTATCCAAGTTATTATATCCAGGGAATGGATAATACAATGGATTATTCTCGGGTTCATTACTAATAGAGTAGAATACTCTAATATCACTAAATGTATTTACATAACCAGAAAGAAGAACTCTAATAGAAGTTGCTGCATTTTCCAACTCAACTGGCTTATTTGCATAGATAAATGCCGTTGGATCTTCATTCAGAGATGCTGTTCTTGGATCATTTGCATAATCTGTGATTGGAGCATTGACTCTATTTGTGATAAGAACCATACCAACTCTATCCAAGTCAATAACTGGAGATACTGCAGAATTTGCGGTTGATAATGTAAAGGTTACCTCCATTGACTTGTTGCCTGGAAGATTATCAAGTTGCTCAAGTTCATTGACTCTAGAAGCAATCATACGAGGTTCTGGAAGATATGTATCTTCCTTCAAGTTAATTGGAGTTGCTTCTGTCTCTTGGAATGAGATTTCATTACCATCAACACTGGTTGCAGTAATACCTTTAATTGTTGCAGTTGTTTGAGTTCCTGGTAAATTCAAAGATTGAACAATAGGACGAACTGCTTCATATTGAATGTTTTGAGTTGCATTAATCTTATCACCACCACTAGACTTGGAAATTGTTTGGTACAATTTAGCAAATCCAGATCCTGTACTTCTATCAACACCGTTTGTAGCAGTATTAATCTTCAGGTAATAGTAATCAAGACCAATTCCTCTAGATACGAGTGAATCTTGTAAATAGTGAGTTGTATTAATGCGTCTCAAAGAGATTCCATTATTTTCATATTTTTGAATATTTGTTTTAGATGGATATGTGAATGTTCTTGTGGTGTCAACACCTCTTGTAATACCTGTAAGTTGACCATTTGCAACTCCAGTATATGAGACGATTTCATTGTCAATACGAGCATAACCAGGATTGGTTGCTCCCACAGCAACATTTTCAAAGGTTGCAAAACCAGCGGTGCTTGCAATACTAATAGCAGTTGAATCTGAGTTTTTATACTCTGCAGTAAGAGTTGTTGGTTTAGAATCACCATTAACATTGTCTATTTTTACAACGTTAATTGTTGAGTGCATACCATGGTTTTTGTGATTAACCTTGATATGTAAACCATCTTCAGCAACTGATGCCAATTCAAAATCATCAATTGTCGCATTTCCACCAGCAACCAAAGGCATTGTAGTAATACCAGTTGGACTAATGTATTGTAAAGGTTTAGATGCATTAAGTTCAAATTCACCCTGAACATTATCAATAATTAGTTCATTAATACCATTTACAGTAGGAATGGATAATTGAAGATTTCTTCCTAATTGATCATTTCCAATACTTTCTACAGTAACTACATCACCTACTTGATAACCAGATCCACCATTATTGATGGTGGCAGCAATTGCAACTCCACTTACAGCACCAGAAGCACCAATTGTAATGTCTGCTGTTGCATTTCTTCCATTTCCAGAGAATGTCTTCAGGGTAACATTTGTAAATGTGAATTGATTACCATCCGATGGAGTGTATCCAATTCCAGCATTTACGATTGTCAAACTACCAGTTGCTGATCCACCTGCACCAACATAATCTCCTCTTGCACTGGTATTTTGTTGGATAATTGTATTACCCTCAACAAAACCACTAGTATCGATAATATCATTCGCAGTAATGATAAGTTTTCTTGATGTAAATTCAAGAGCATCTTTACGTAAGGTAGCAATTTGTTGGTTACCTTTGTTCAATTCTGGGTTGAAGAATGATATTGTGGCAGATTCTGAGAATGATGCTGCATAAAGGTTGAACTTAAGGTCTTCATACTGGCTTGGTGTCCAAGTTGCGCCATTTTGTGACTTAAACAGTGAACCAAATGTAGCTTGATTTGATACAACTACTTGTCTAGACTCTGGTTGGAGAAGTGTACTAATGTCAACTTCACCCATTCTAGAAATCCATACTGTATACTCATTAGACTGCGACAACAGAACAACGGCGTGATCTGTGTTTCCATTTAAGTATACTGGAGCAGGGAACGTAACTTTTGTTGGAACAGTCGCATCAAAAGTTTCAATAACGTCCTTAGCATCAAGAATAACCTCACCAAAAGGATATACCTGTGATGATGGGACACCCGCAATCATTGGTCTTAATTGGACAGTAACGGGTAGAAGTGGATCCTTCGTTCTAAAGAAGATATCTACCTCAGTGACAAATGCACCTGGATCATCATAAATCGTAAATGATTGTGCGAGTGGATCCTTACCACGCGGAGGCGCTGGCCTTGGTGGTGGCGGCGGTGGCGGTGGTGGTGGTGGCGGTGGTGGTGGCGGCGGAGGAGGTGCTGGCCGTGGT